CCATAGGGATACATTTAATTATGCATCATTTAGTGAAGGTGAGAAACAGAGGATTGATCTATCCCTACTATTTACTTGGAGACAAATTGCCAAGCTCAAAAATAGTGCAGCGACCAATCTACTAATTCTCGATGAAACCTTTGATAGTAGTTTAGATGTAGATGGTGTTGAGAATCTAACTAAGATCTTACAGACATTAGAAGATGGTACCAATGTCTTTATTATCTCCCATAAAGGTGATATACTTGAAAACAAATTTAGAAGCAAGATTGAGTTCTTTAAATCCAAAAACTTTTCTAAAATCGCATAAAATATTTGTTTACATTTAGAGCTTAGTGTGATATAATACATATATTAAATAAAAGAAGGAGTCACATTCGTGGCCAAAAACCGATTCGACCTAGAAGCTGCCATTATGGAAGCTTGGACCACATGCGAAGATATTGATCTAATTTATCATAATACAGATAATTTAGAATTAAATGCTAAAGACTGTGATAATTTACAAAATCAATTACTTGGTTTACGTTATATCACAGACTTACGATTTAACAAGTTATGGAGCATATTTGAATATATGGTTGAATCGGGCAAACTAGACCCAAAAGAAGATTAAAGTTTATGCGCCCTTAGCTCAGCAGGATAGAGCAACGGTCTTCTAAACCGTAGGTCGGAGGTTCGAATCCTCCAGGGCGCGCCAATATAGGAAAGAAAATGTTATACTGCGATTATGTATTTGAATTACTACCAGATGGATCTATTTTACTAGATAAGGAATTACCACTGGATCATTTAAAATCCCTTAACTTATGGGATGTATTTGTTTTAACAGAGACCGAATCTGGCCAACTCTTGTTAAAACGAGTTGATCAAAAAGAAGAGCAATTTGAACCACATCAATTAGAACTAGACATTTAACAAATTGCCTGGGTGGTGGAATAGGTATACACACAAGACTTAAAATCTTGCGCCATATCGGCTTGAGGGTTCGAGTCCCTCCCCAGGCACCAATATAGAAAGAGAGTAAAATGAGTAAAGAAAAGACAGACGATTTTGTAGTATGGACACTTAAGCCAGATTATGATAATGCTATTATTACAGAAAGTGACATTGGTTACTATAAGAAGATGAAAAATATTGATAGGACTGCTTCAGTTGTTTTAAAGCAATCAGATGGTACGCTCCGAGATGTATTCTGGGCTGAATAGCCCTTATAACCAAAATGTGTGACAAATATGTTACATATTCCAAAATAATATAAGAAAATACGCAAAAAGTGCAATTATTTTCACTTAGCGTGTTTACAAATATGCTCAGTGTGATATAATGGTACCATAAATAAGGAGTGTATATGATTAATTATTCAAATTCAATGTTGCCGAAATTACTCGCTAAAGAGAATATTACGGTTCAACATGGTAACTACAAGACGGCATGGTTTGATGTCAAAGACAGGGTCCTAGGTCTTCCTCTTTGGAAAGACATGGGCAAAGATGTCTATGATTTATTAATAGGCCATGAAGTCGGTCATGCACTAAACACACCGTATGAAGGTTGGCACGACAGCCCTGAAAAACTGAAAGGTTGCCCTAGGTCATATATTAATGTTGTTGAAGATGCAAGAATCGAGAGAATGGTAAAATCAAGTTACCCCGGTTTAGTTGCATCATTCCAAAGAGGTTATAAAAAGTTATATGACAATGAGTTCTTCGGACCTATCAATAAAGTTGATTGGGACCAAGTAAAGCTTATTGATAAAATTAATCTAAAAGCTAAAATAGGTCAGTTAATAGACGTTCCTTTTACAGATGAGGAATGGGTTTACATGGATAGAGCTAACAAAACTGAGACCTTTGAAGAGGTTGTTCAGTTGGTTAAAGACATTCTTTCTTGGACCCAAGAGAATCAAGAAGAACTAATTAAAAAGCCTGAGCCAAAAACTGACGATACTGAAGAGCCAGAAATCAAAAACAATCAAGAAGATGCCGACCAAGGGCATGATGATTACCAAGAGGAAGAGGAAGAAAAAGAATCCAATGAGGAAGAAAATTCACAATCTTCTGATGTGGAAGAAATAGAAGGTGATTCAGAAGAATCTGAAGAACCAGTTTATTCTGCAGAACCTGAACATCAAGAAGCCGATGTTTCTATTACAGACGAGGCATTTAGGGCTAAAGAATCTTCTTTGTTGGACGGAGATGTACAAGGCAAACAGAAAGCAGTAATCAAGCCAATCGACAAATCAATTGCATCTAAAGTTGTATCAACATATAAAGAACTTAAAGAGTCAAGACAAAAAAGACTCGATGAATGTTTGTATAGTGAACAGAAATATGCAACATGGAGTTTGCCTGATTACGGTTTTAATGCGTATATCAGCGGAGTCAAGAAATCAGTTAACTTTGCTGTTAAGGAATTTGAACAAAGAAAAGCTGCTTACCAATATCAAAGAGCTACTACAGCCAAGACGGGTGAAATTAATGTAAATGCACTATGGTCATATAAAACCAATGATGATATTTTTCTTAAGGCGACAAGACTTGCAGATGCTAAGTCTCACGGTATGATGATGCTCATTGATTACTCTGGTTCAATGTCTGGTTCCATGAAATATGTTATGGATCAAGTTATTCACACAGTTATGTTTTGTAAGGCAGTAAACATTCCATTTGAGGTTTACGGATTTACTTCAACTAATCCTAAATTACATTGGGAACTAATGAGAAATATGCCCGGCCACATTGATATGGACGAATTATCAATGCCTCTTGTAATCTCTTCTGAATTAAAGAAGGCTGAATTTATGGAAGCCTTGAAGTGGTTATATCAGAGAGTTGCCCCATCAGAGGGTTGGTACGAAGATTCAATCAAGGCTAAAGAAGAAGATTGGGGTTCCACTCCTCTTAATCAAGCTCTTATTATTGCAGAAGATCTAATTAAGAAATTTAAAAGAAAACATCAAGTTCAGAAAATGAATTTTGTTACTTTTACAGATGGTGACGCGAACAGAATCTCAGTCCATCAGGACCCAAGAGCTGACATTCACACACCTTATAACAGCGGCCTAAAAATTAATGTTGGTGGTAAGTGGGTAACAACAGAGAGCTCAAACTCTAAAACAGTTACTGATGCAATCTTATCTCATATTTCTAAATTGCACGATACAAATAATATCGGATTCTTTATGGCTGAAGGTTCAGACTGGAAGTGGAGACTGAGAGACATTGCATACTCTACCAACAAATACTGGGATGAAGCTTCGAAGGAATGGGCAAAAGAATACAGAAATAATAAGTGTGTCCATATAGAAAACATCTACGGATATAATGATTATTACATGGTTAAAGCTGGAAAGGGTCTGTCTGCTCAATCAGAAGACTTTGAGATTGCTGAGGATGCATCAAATAATCAGATAGGTACTGCCTTTAGAAAACACGCCAAAGGCAAGAAATTAAACAAAGTCTTAATGACTAAATTCGGTAAGGCGGTAGCTTAATTAATATGGTTATAAAGGATATGTGGTTTATAACAACAAAATATAAGAAAAGCGTACAAAAAGTGCAATTATTTTACATAAGCGTGTTTACAAATATGCTCAGTGTGATATAATATACATATAAATTAATGAAGGAGTGAATTATATTATGAATAACGTGAAAATTTCAACACAAAACATCGTCAAGAAATTGGCAGAACAATATCCGGATCAAACAGAGTTCAGGAAGAACCTGATTGTTTCCGCGGCCGAATCTCTTGGCTATAAAGGATCCGATTGGTATCCTCTTTGCGACGCAGAGAATAGGGTCAAGATCGGTACATACGATCTCAGTGCAATGATTATCCCACTTAGGGATTCCATCACTGAATCATCAACCACACAGGCTAATACGGCTCTATCAATGCAGTCTATTGTAAACCAAGAAAGGTCTATGGCAAAAGTTGATTCAACCTTTGTACCATGGGGTTCATATTCTGATTTGGTAAAAATTATTAAATCAGAAATGTTTTATCCTACATACATTTCAGGTCTATCAGGAAACGGTAAAACCTTCATGGTAGAACAAGCGGCAGCTAAGCTCAATAGAGAGTTTATTAGAGTTCAGATTAACCCAGAAACAGACGAGGACGATTTACTTGGTGGATTCAGACTTATTAATGGAGAAACTGTATTCTCTAAAGGTCCAGTGCTTAAGGCAATGGAGAACGGCGCAATCTTATTGCTCGATGAAATTGATAGAGCTACAAATAAAATTATGTGTTTGCAAGGTATACTTGAAGGTAAACCTGTTGTGGTTAAAAAGACAGGTGAAACAATTTCTCCAGCGACTGGATTTAATGTTATAGCCACAGCCAACACCAAAGGTAAGGGCTCAGAAGATGGCAGATTTACCGCGGCCACAATTATTGATGACGCTTTCCTTGAAAGATTCACAGTGGCAATTGACCAGAAATTCCCATCGGTCTCTATTGAAAAGAAAATCGTAGGGAAACATATGGACAAGTTTGGTAAAACAGACGAGGAATTTGCAGATAAACTTGTTACCTGGGCCGATATTATCAGAAAAACTTTTTATGATGATGGCGTAGATGAAGTTATTTCAACCAGAAGGTTGTGTCACATTGTCCAGACTTATTCTATCTTTGGAGACAAGATGAAGTCTATTGACCTATGTATCGCAAGATTTGATGATGATACTAAGGCGGCTTTCCTTGATCTTTACACTAAGGTAGATGATGGTGTAATTACTAATGAAACAACAACTGAGGAAAACAATGAAGCAAACTTCTAATCCTGATTACAAATTTAATGAGGGAGCTCTGATTAAAGAGCTCCACTCGTACATAGATTCAACCTATAATGCACATTATGGTCAAGGTGGACTCCAATCAAGTGAGGTCATTATTGATAGAGGTCACGGGCTGGGATTCTTTCTCGGCAACGTTGATAAGTATAATGCTCGTTATGGGAAGAAGGGCGATACTCCAGCAGAGTGGCGCAAAGACCTGATGAAGGTTTTACATTATGGACTACTTGCGCTCTATGAGCATGATAGAACTAATGGTGAATGATTACAAAAAGTGGTTTACAAACACTGCTTTTTATGATATAATATACATATTAAAAAAATGGAGAAACGCATTATGCAACTAAGTGAAGAAACACTTGCCCTATTACAAAACTTTGCCTCGATTAATCCGAACATTGTTTTGAAACCAGGTCAAGAAATTAAAACTATTTCCGAGGCCAAGAATATTCTTGCAACAGCTTCGGTTGTCGAGGACTTTCCATCAGACCTAGGTATTTATGACCTTAATGAGTTCTTAAGTGTACTCAGTCTGATTGATAATCCAACTCTAAATTTTACAGAGAAATCTGTGAAAGTAAGTGGTACTGGAACAGGGGTAAATTATTACCTTGCTGAACCTAGTATCTTAACCGCTCCTGAAAGGGACATCACAATGCCAAACGCCGAGGTTACTGTTGAACTAACCGAAGAAAAACTTCTGAAGGCTAAAAAGGCAGCGTCAGTGCTTGGTCACTTGGATCTTGCTTTCGTTGGAAACGACGAAGGGATTTCTATTAAAGTGTTCGATCCTAAAGATGCTAGTGCAAATACATTTGACCTAGCTCTCGGAGAAAATACGACTGGGCAAACTTTTAGTTTCATCATGAACATTTCAAATCTGAAAATCATTGATGGCGACTATGAAGTACAAATTTCATCAAAACTCATTTCAAAGTGGGTGAACAAAACTAAACCGGTAAGTTACTTTATTGCTTTGGAAAAAAGTTCAACGTTTGGTGTATAAATAATATATTAATTAGCTAATGGAGAATATTATGTCAGAAGATGTAAACGCAACACAGGAAGCCCCAGTGGGTGAGCCTGTCCAACTTGGTCTACAAGATATCGCTACTATGGTACAAGTCATTGATATTGTATCGCGTAGAGGTGGTTTTGAAGGCCAAGAACTCGAAGCAATTGGAGGTTTGAGAAACAGAATTGTAGCTTTCTTAAACGCAGCTGCACCTAAAGATGGCGAACAGCCTGAAGGTACAGTCCCAGTTGCAGAAGAGCCTTCCGTTCAAGAAGAAGGCTAGAGTTGGGGACGACTAGGGGGTCAAGGTTTCGCCGACCAGAACCCCCACAAACAGGCCAGTATGAAAAGGCCCCCTAGTCACATTTATTATTACAGGAATTATTATGCAAAAAAGTGAATTACAAAGCCTTATTAAGGCACTACAAGAAGGTATCGTATATGTTACCTTTACCAAAATCGGCTCCGGCGAAGTCCGCAGAATGGAGTCCACACTCAAACCCGAAATACTAAAAGAAGCAGGTATTGCTGCTACAGTAGAAAAAATCAGTCCTGAATCTGATCATGTTGCCGTATGGTGTCTTGATAAGACTGCATGGCGTTCTTTTCGAGTTGAAACTGTTACAGGTTGGGAGGTAGCATAATGGAAGAATTTTTATGGGTCGAAAAATATCGGCCCCAAACAGTTGCAGATACTATCTTACCAAAGCCATTAAAGTCTACATTTCAGACAATTGTAAATACAGGTGAAATACCTAATTTATTGTTTACTGGAACAGCTGGCGTTGGTAGAACAACTGTTGCTAAGGCGTTATGTAACCAGCTAGGACTTGATTATCTACTGATTAACGGATCAGAAGAGGGTAACATTGATACACTGCGTAATAAAATTAAACATTTCGCATCAACAGTATCCTTGCAAGGTGGTTATAAAGTTGTAATACTTGATGAGGCAGATTATCTAAACCCACAGTCAACTCAACCTGCTTTACGTGGATTCATTGAAGAGTTCAGTAACAACTGTAGATTCATAATGACCTGTAACTTTAAAAACAGAATCATTGAACCACTACACTCTCGTTGTTCAGTAGTTGAATTTAATATTGCTAAGAAAGACATGCCAGACCTATGTGGTTCATTCATGAAGCGTGTGGGTAATATTTTATCTAATGAAAATATAGAGTATGATGAACCAGTAATCGCTGAATTAATCATGAAGCATATGCCAGATTGGCGCCGTGTTTTAAATGAATTGCAACGATACTCGGTATCGGGTAAAATCGACACAGGCATTCTTGTATCACTATCAGAAGTCTCTATGGGTAACCTAATGTCTGCTATGAAGGACAAGAACTTTAAAAAGATGCGACAATGGGTAACGGATAACATTGATCAAGAACCGGCTTCATTGTTTCGTAAAATTTATGATAATATGTCCGACTATGTTAAACCACAATCTATTCCACAGCTAGTGCTTATTCTTGCTGATTATCAGTACAAGAATAGTTTTGTTGCTGACCACGAATTAAATATGGTTGCATGTTGTACAGAAATCATGGCAGCAGTGGAGTTTAATTAATGCATAAACATACAGACGCAGTAGAAAAGACAATTGCTGATTTAAATGAACAACTCTATAAGGCATATGCCAGAATTGTAGAGTTGCAAGATAAGATAAAAGAACTAGAAGATGAAAAGAAATAAGTATTGGAAATTGTGGGCAAAATCCCTAGGCGAAAAGTCTGGTACCACTGACCATGAAGCAGATGTAATTGCTTTAATGCGAAGTGTGATTGTCCTAGTAAATTTTCTAACTTGTTTCTTTATTATAGCAGGAGTGATACATCAATGGTAAATAAGTGGAAACGTGCATTCATGGAAACTGCTAATATTTTTGGCAAGTTATCCCATGCACAACGTGCTCAAGTCGGCGCTGCTATCGTAAAAGATAACAGAATTATATCTGTTGGATATAATGGAATGCCAGCGGGCTGGGATAACACATGCGAAGTTGATAATGTTACTAAACCAGAAGTCTTGCATGCAGAAACAAATGCTATTGCTAAAGTGGCCCGATCAGCAGAATCATGTGAAGGTGCTGACATTTATACAACCTATGCTCCTTGCATTGATTGTGCTAAACTGATATATCAATCGGGTATAAGTAAAGTTTATTATGCAAACGACCACATGCGTTCAACAGCAGGAGTTGATTTCCTGCATAAATGTGATATTGAGGTAACCCATGTCCCCATTTGATTATGTAAACGATATAACATACGGCAAGAAAGGCATCATGGTTGATGATATTGCCGAAAAGAATTACAATGCTTTTATTATAAATCGTTCATTATCCTATCACAATGATACGGTACTATTTGCTAATGAGATGAATATACATCATACTATAGACAGCCGCCTTCAGTATGATTTTTTTATAAATATAATCAGGAAACAGAAAAGATGGTCCAAATGGATGAAGCCATCGGAAGTTTCTGATTTGGATCTCATCAAAGAATATTATGGATATAGTAATGAAAAGGCTAAGTCCGTATTAAAATTATTAAATGATGAAAAAATTAACGAATTGAAAAATAGGATTTATAAAGGTGGAAAACGAAAATAAAGAAGTCAAAAATTGGACTCCAGCAGAAATGCTTGAAGTCTCCCTCAACGAACCAGATGATTTTTTAAAAATTAGAGAAACATTAACACGAATTGGTGTTGCCTCTAGGAAAGATCAAAAGCTATTCCAATCATGTCATATTCTGCATAAACAAGGCAGGTATTTCATTGTGCATTTTAAAGAGCTATTTCTGTTAGATGGTAAACCAAGTAATTTAATCGAAAACGACTTAGAACGTAGGAACACAATTGCTACATTACTAGCAGATTGGGGATTAGTAAGTATTATTAATACTAAAGTCTCAACTCCATGTGCACCTTTAAGACAGATTAAAGTTATTCCATTTAAAGAAAAGACACAATGGGAATTATGCCCAAAATATAATATAGGTAATTCAAATAAGGAATAAAGCCTTATAAATATATTATAAGAGAATAGGAGAATTTATATATGGCACTACAATCATCAGGCACAATGTCCATGTTTGACATTTCAAACGAATTTGGTGGATATTCTTATCCGCCTGTAGAAATAGATGACTACATGGCAGCCGATCCTGTAAATCAACCGAGTTATGGAAACGCAGTTGGTACTGCAGTTGATTTTGCTGATTTTTATGGCACTAGTATAAAAACAACTCGACTTGCCGTTCGACCTAATAATGATAGCTATCTCAGATATGGTTATTCCAAAACTAACGGATACTTTTATTTTATGTCCGAGAGTGGGCAGTCTGGTACTGCTTTCGGAACATCAACTCGAAATAGTGCACTTGCATCCGGTAGTAGGACTCTTTCATGTATCGTAATGAATGACGGGTACTATGATTATCTTACAATAGGTTTTTATGGCGGCAGCAGCTCGACCAATGGTGGTTGGACTTCGGCCACATTTTATGATCATCAAAGTTCTCCTCCATATAGAGCAGACTTAACCAGTGGTATTACAATTAATAGAACAGATGCTGTTAATTTTACTGCGCTACCAAATACGAGCCCTACAGTATATGGTTATAGATTTGGATTTGCGGGTGTTAACACCACGGCCGCGGTCAATGCCGCAAACGTAGCGTCGTTAATAAAAGCCAATGCTACCGTGACACCTTATTACGTATACGTAGAATTTACTTAGGAGAAAATTAATAATGGCAATAACTTATAATATAAGAAGACTTGATCCACTTGGATTATCAATAAACTTAGAATACATTCATAGTGACGAATCTCTACCTAATTGGTATACAATGGCTAGTCTTCCAGAAAACTTTACAGAAGCTCAAGTACACGAAGTTGCTGAAGACATGGCTGAAAACGCAGCAATCTTTTGGCAAAATTTTGTTGCAGTTGACCCTTTTGTATTAGCTGAATCTAGTGGAACTATTAAAAATATCCAAGTAGAAGATGCTCCAGAGTTTAATGCACTTTATGAACGACTTGAAGAAGCTTGGACCGAAGACGAAACAACCAAATATAAGACCTATGTAAAAGTTGCTTATACTGCTGAAGAAAAAGCAAGAAATATCAGGCACAGACGAGATATGCAACTAGCAATAACCGATATGGAAGCGGTATCTGATAGATCACCTAGTACAGAAATAATTAATTATAGACAAGCACTTAGAGATATTACAGATCAAGAAACCTTTCCCAATAGCGTTATTTGGCCAATCAAGCCGATAGGTTAATTAAATGAATAAACTTCGATATTATATTCTGATTACCAGAGGCATTGCTCAAGTTAAGCGCCATGCTAGAATGTGGGATGGAACATATAGTCAGCAAATTACTAAAGATGATGTTTACTATGTAATTAATACTAGAGACGAAGATTTCCAGGCCGAAGCAATTGCATGGCTTGAATCTGAAGGTATTGAATATAATACATCAGAAAGTAACGGTGGACCTTCAAAAGGTAAAAACGCCGTACTAGATGCTTTCCTTGCATCAGATGATGATTATTGTATTCAAGTTGATGGTGATGATATGATTACCCCACACGGTATTCATGTTCATAAGATGATTGCTAATCCAACAGTATATGGTCTTGATGATGAAACTCCGCCGGATGTTGTAGTACTAGATTACCAATATGGCATTGTTCCAAATGAGGGATACGGTCCATTATCCGAGTCTGAAAATATCTATTCTGCAGCTCAATTTGCTGAAGATATTTACAATGCTGAATGTATTCAAGGTTTGGGATATAGATGCTTTAACAGACCATGGGAATGGTGGGATAGAGCAATGAGAGGGGAATACTTTGAAAAGGGAAGTCCTTATTTAAGAGCACTATCTGAAGCCCATAAAAGATTAATTACTTATGAATTTAAGTATATTAATAAGTGGGAAACACACTGTAGAGTTATTTGGTATTCAAAGAAGGCTGCGGGCCTTACAAGATTTAAAGAAGATATTTTAGTCGGAGAAGATGTAATGAATTACTTCGATCTAAAACATGAATTTGCACAAGGTAATCTGACAATGAAAACCTTGCATGAAGTATATCCAACTTATGTTTATGATCAACGAGTTGGTGGTATTGTACAAATTGCAAATGATATGAATCACGGTAGAGGTTACCTAGATTGGATGGAGGATGCAGGAGACAAATACGAAGAGTATGAAACTGCTGGTAAACTCCACGAAGATTTAGAAATACCTTACCTAGAATTTCCAACACTGTTTGCCGAGCACGACGGCGTTAATTACGTACCTGATACTTTAGGTTTAGTTAATTATCCTGCGGCCGCTGCATCAGAAAAACACTGTGGATATTAAAATTATTTTTACATTTTATCACAATCTATGAGAAAAAGTGTATAAATAAAACCGAGATGCCGAATGGTTCGGGTCTCGTTAGTAAATAACCTTGCTTAATTAATAGGAGGAAACAATGGTTAGAAGTACTTTAAATGTGCCGCGTTCTTTGTTCGTAGGCTTCGAAAGTTTGTTTGATGAACTAGAAGGAATTCACAATTCTGCTAGATCAGGAAACGATAATTACCCACCCCATAACATTGTAAAAATTGATGAGGAGAAATTCCACATTGAATTAGCAGTGGCTGGGTTCACAGAAAAAGATATTAGTCTTGAAGTCAAGGATGGTATTTTAAAGGTGAAGGGCAGAGTAGAATCTGATGAAAAAAGGGAATACGCATTCAAGGGTATCTCGTCCCGCAAGTTTGAGAAGAGCTTCCGACTCTCTGAATTTGTTGTAATTGACGGTGCCGATTTAGAGAACGGTATACTCGTGGTTTATGCCAGAGTTGAGGTTCCCGAAGAGAGGCGTCCTAGGAAGATCGAAATAGGGTCTGCTGGGGCATCAAAGAAGAAGGAATTTATTCAAGAATAGATTCCGGTGAGCAGCGAAACTCAGTAGATAAGTAATTAACTTTTTTACTGGAGCAAATGTTATGAAACATATAGTACATTTTATGGACAAATATGAAGATATAGCAGAGACCCTAAATGGAATTCTTGTATTAACACTAACTGGTACCGTAATCCTCGGATTAGCACCATTAGTAATATATTTACAAGCTTCTCATTTTTAGGTCTCTATTTGAAAATCATGCGGGGGTAAGAAATTGCCCCCACTTTTACGTACAAAAAACTGCCAAAAAAATACACTTTTTCGTACATAAAAGTGTTTACATTTATTGTTATTTGTGATATAATATACATATTATGAAGGTGACTAATATCTATGACAAAATTTTATACTAATGTATCTCGGTATGGTAACAACTTACTTTACCGTGGCTATGAAGATGGCCAGAAAATCCAGAAACGAATCAAATATCAACCCACTCTTTTTGTAGCTACACCCAAAGGCACTTGGAAATCTATTGATGGTATCAAGTGTGCTCCAGTTATGATGGACTCTATGCGCGATGCTAAAGAATGGATTGCCACAAACAAAGACACGGCAGGACGCCAAATCTTTGGTAATGACCGATATATTCCTGCCTTTATTAATGATGAATTTCCAGGCGACATTGAATTCAATCGTAGCCAAATTAATGTAACTTCAATTGATATTGAGGTTGCTTCAGATGAAGGATTCCCTGAACCAGGCGCTGCAGATTATCCTATTATATCAATCTGTATGAAAAACAATATTGACAATACTTACTACGTATGGGGTCTTGATGATTATGATGTAGAAAAATCATATATGACTACCAACCGAGTTGTATATCAGAAGTGTGATTCAGAATTACAACTAATGCATGCATTCATTGCTCATTGGTCAACCCCATCACATACTCCTGATGTGGTTACAGGCTGGAATGTGCGTTTCTTTGATATTCCATATATTGTTAATCGTTGTGTAAAACTACTCGGCGAAGAACCCACTAAACGCCTCAGTCCTTGGGGTATGGTAGAACGCCAGAATGTTCGTCAAATGAACCGTGTTCAAGAGGCATTCGAACTCAAAGGCATTAACACTGCTGACTATATGGAACTATTCCAAAAATATACTTACACGGCTCAAGAATCATATTCACTTAATCATATTTCTAGTGTAATCCTCGGCGAGAAGAAATTGTCTTATGAGGAATATGGTAATCTCCATACACTCTACCAACAAGATCACCAAAAGTTTATTGACTATAATATCAAAGACGTTGAGTTGGTAGAACGCCTAGAGGACAAGATGGGCCTCATTACTCTTATGATGACTATGGCATATAAGGGTGGCGTTAATTATTCAGATACTTTCGGTGTGACAGGCATCTGGGAATCAATCATCTATCGTCACTTATGGACTCAAAAAGTTGCCATCCCCTTTTATACAGATAAATTCAAGTCTGACTACCCAGGTGGTTATGTAAAAACTCCGCACGTAGGCTTATCCGATTACGTAGTGTCATTTGACCTTAACTCACTATATCCATCATTGATTATGCAATACAATATGTCTACAGAAACAATTGCTGACGGCGAAGTTGTGGGCATTAATGTTGATAAAATACTAGACGGATATACATTCGATAATCAAGGCAAGGCCACAGGCGGCAACGGCCAGTTGTTTAATGTAGACAAGAAAGGTGTATTTCCTACTCTTGTAGATAATATGTACAGTGAACGTGTGGTTATTAAAAAGGCCATGCTTGATGCAGAAAAAGAACTACAAACTGCTGACCCTGCTAATAAACAAAATATCTATGACATTGAACGCAGAATTCAAGTTGCAGAAAACCAACAGATGGCCATCAAGATTCTACTTAACAGTTTGTATGGTGCTCTTGGTAATAAATATTTCAGATTCTTTGACCAGAGAATTGCAGAGGCCATTACACTATCAGGTCAGCTGACAATTCGTTGGGCAGAAGTTGCACTTAATAAGTACCTCAACAATATGATGGGTACTGACAAGGATTACATCATTGCTATTGATACAGATTCACTCTATGTTAATCTTGGCGACCTTGTTAAAAAATTCAATCCTAAGAATCCTATTGACTTCTTGGATACTGTTGCTTCAGAAAAACTAGAACCGGTACTTGCCAAATCATACAACGATCTTTACCAGCTTATGGGTGGCATTGAAAACAGAATGGTTATGAAACGTGAGGCCATTGCAGATAAAGGCATCTGGACTGCAAAGAAAAGATATATTCTAAATGTGCATGATAACGAGGGTGTCCGATACAAGGAACCTAAACTCAAAATCATGGGTATTGAGGCTATCAAATCTTCTACTCCTGCACCATGTCGTGATGCACTCAAGGAATTATTCAAAGTTATTATCCGCGGCAGTGAAAAAGAAACTCAACAGGCTGTAGAACAGTTTAAAAACTATTTCTTTACTCTTCCTGCACATGAAGTTGCATTTCCTCGTGGTGTGTCTAATGTCACGGATTATGCAGATAAAACTTTAACATATCGTAAAGGTACTCCAATCCATGTTCGTGCTGCTCTGCTGCACAATAGATTGCTGAAAGAACATTCCTTAACCAAACGGTATGAACCTATTAAGAATGGCGAGAAAATTAAATTTGTATATCTCAAAATTCCTAACTCAATTAAAGAAAATGTTATTGGCTTTAACCAATATTTGCCTAAGGAGTTTGCTTTAGACAAATACATTGATTATGAACTCCAATTTCAGAAAACTTTTCTTGACCCCGTAGATCCTATATTCAAAGCAGTCGGTTGGAATTCAGAAGAAGTCCAATCATTGGAAGACTTTTTTGCATAAAAGGGTTTACAAACAAGTCTAAATATGTTATAATATACTAATTAAATGGAGAAAACTATGAACCTAAAACTAATCAGACTCATCTCAGGTGAAGAAATCATTTGCGAATTAACTGAACAAGAATCATCTTATACATTAACTAATGCATTTGTATTAATCCCAGGAGGAGAAGGTAAAATTGCATTTATGCCATTCATGCCTTATACTACTGGTTCTGATACTGGAGTTACAGTTAAAGACACTCATGTAATGTTTGTTACAGAACCAGTTGAAGAGCTAGCTGCACAAATTAAAACACAGCTAGGTGTTGTCGAATCAGGCATTATTGTGCCAGAGCAAGGGATTATCACTTAATGAACTTACAAGAAGTAATTGAAAAAACAGAACAGTGGCACATTGATCGTAACCTGATTGATGGTGCTACTGATAAAGATCAAGTATTAAAGCTCATTCAAGAGGTTGGAGAATTATCTGATAATGTTTGTAAGCAACAAGATATTTCTGATGATATTGGTGATTGTTTAGTGATTTTAATTAACATCGCTAAACGTAATAACTTAACATTGGAGAGCTGTTTAAATGTTGCCTATAATGATATTAAGGATCGTAAAGGCAAAATGGTTGATGGAATCTTCATCAAGGAGGAATAATGCAACCCAAATATCCAATTTATATAATTTCTAAAGGCCGTGCAGATTCTCGTCTCACTGTTAAAACTCTTGAGGCAATGAACTGTCCTTATACAATTGTTATTGAAGAATCAGAATACCCAGCTTATAGTGCTGTAATTGATCCTAAAAATATTCTTGTATTACCCGAGGGCTTTAGAGATAATCCAAAATGGGCTCACCGCTGTGAAGTGACTGGACATTTAGGTGGTTCTATTCCTGTTCGTAACTTTGTATGGGAACATTCTAAAAGCAATGGTGATAAACGTCACTGGATTTTAGATGATAACATCTTACACTTCTATCGTTTACATCAAAACAAAAAAGTAAAAATTACTGATGCTACAGGTTTTAGAGTATGTGAAGACTTTGCTGATAGATATGAAGATGTTAAAATGTTCGGTATGAACTATGAATTCTTTGCACCAGCTACTACCAAACGACCTCCTTATTATCATAACACTAGAGTTTATAGTTGTATTTGTTTATCTAATGACATATACCCCGAGCTCTCATGGCGTGGTAGGTATAATGAGGATACTGATTTATCACTTAAAGTGATGAAAGCAGGTTATCATACATTCTTGTATAATGCTTTCTTATGTGGTAAAGTTGCAACTATGACTATGAAAGGTGGTAATACTGCTGAAGTCTATGGTGTCGATAAAATGGGTGGAAGTACTCAAGATGCAGGTGGAGAAAATTATGATAACCGACTTGTATTTGCTCAATCACTTAAGGATCAACATCCGGATGTAGTTCACATTACACAGAAATGGGGTAGGTATCACCATCATGTTGACTATAGAGTATTTCAGAAAGGCATTAAACCTACGCTGAAAGAAGGACTAAATATACCTAAAGGGCCAGATAACTATGGGTTAAAACTCGTAAGAATCAAACCCGAAGATAATGTAATAAATGAAATGGAGGAAGCAAATGAGGAATAATAAAACTCTAAACTATCAACCCGAAAATCTGTTTGTAATGACAGGTCAAGAAGATGAAGCAACACCCTATGATTGGGATGGTATGCCTGAATTCGATCAACCAGAAGCTGAGGCTTGGAAGGTATTAAAGGTCAGATTTAGAAACCAAGAAGATCTTATGGAGTTTGCCAAAGTCATCGAGCAATTAAATATGACTGTAAAGACTAAAGCAATTTGGTATCCACCGCTGGATAAGAAAGCAAATAGTCTATTGCGTTATATGCCTGAAGATTCTATTGATGATAGTGTAGATGAGATTGTAGAATGACCCATGAAGTTTTAGAGAAAAATGCAAAAAAGTTACTGGCCGATATTGATTCGTATAATATGGTTCAATATCCAATTTACATTCCATCTAAAGCTAGACCTAAAAAGTCAACTGCACAAGCCCTAGAAGATGCTGGTTTAAAGTACTTTATAGTAGTTGAACCTCAGGATTACACCAGCTATAGAGAAGTTTTTACAAGAGAACAATTGATTAAACTTCCTATGGATAACCAAGGGGTTGATTATGTTAGAAACTATTGCAAAATTCATAGTGCTCAAAACGATTGGGAATATCATTGGCAGATGGATGATAATATTAAAGACTTTAGAATTAGAGTTAATAATAAAAATGTCAAATATAGTGCTAAAAATATTCTCTCTGCGTCAGAGACTTATGTAAGAGAATATGATAATATAGGTATTCTAGGATTATGTCATGTTGGTTTTGCCTTTGCTAGAGACAATGAGGTAGATGTAAATAAACAAGTTTATAGCTGTGTATTAGTAAACAATCAAGTACTTGCTAATTGGAGACCTGATGTTGTAGAAGATACTGACTATAGCTTACAAGTTTTAGAACAAAAATACTGCACGTTACTCTTAAATAGATTCTGTATAGGAAAGGAAACTACAAGTACCAATTCAGGTGGAAATGATAACTCTAATGAGTGGAGAATGAAACGCTCATTAGGATTACAGAAATATTGGCCAGGTGCTTTTAAAATTACAGAACAATATGGCAGAGTAAAGATACAACCATCTCGTATATGGAAACGATATACTCATATGCCGATCGGCCAGAAGATAGATTTAAATGGAAATAATTTATCAGATTTTTTTTAACTTAGGGGTTTACAATCCCGACAATATGTGATATAATACTTATATTATGATTAAAGGTACTCTTTTCGAGTCATTATTTGACACTAAGACCGACAAACAAATTAGTTTGCCGGATTTCGAGCATTTCGAACAAGTGCTTTACAATCTGGCTAAGAAACCAAGGAAAGGCAAGAAGGATGCAGAACTAATGTCGCCCGCTGTTTACCTACCAGGTACAACACGAAAGAACGACAATGTTACTGCTTGGGGAGGCTGGTGTGCTGTAGATGTAGACGATTATCAAGGTGATATTAGTGATTATAAAGTCAGCGACTATTATTATGTGTGCTACTCTACAGCATCATCAACTGATGAACAACCCAAATTCCGACTTGTATTTCCTCTTACCAAATCAATTAGTAAAGATAAAATTAAACACTTCTGGTTTGCTATAAATAAAGAGTTGGGTGAAGTTGGAGATATTCAGACAAAAGATTTATCTCGTATGTATTATATCCCAGGCAAATATAAAGATGCTAATAATTTTATATTTACAAATGAAGGACCTAGAGTTGACCCTATTGAATTAATGAATAAATGGGAATATGTAGAACCAAGTGGTAACACGATGTTTGATAAACTTCCAAAGAAAATGCAAGAAGCTATGATGTCCCACTTAAAAAATAATCTAAATAATACTAGTGTTAAGTGGACTGGTTACAGAGATTGCCCATTCTTCCCTAGAAAGCTAGAAAAAGAATATAAAACAATATCTGGTACTGGTTGGTACCACAAGATGTATCAGATCATGGTTGCTTTGGCTGGTAATGCTATACAGGCTAAATATCCAATTAATGCAAAAGAAATTGCATACCTGTGTCGTGAACTAGACCTAGAAACTGGCAACTGGTATGAAAAAAGAAATTTAGATACAGAGGCAGAGAGAGCCCTGGAATATGTTTACAAGAATACTTTTTAAGGAATTATTATGAAAAAAATTACTGTAGTAGGTTCAGGTTATGTTGGTTTAGCCAACGCTACCATGCTGGCCAAACACAATGAAGTTACAATTTTAGATATTGACGGAGATAGAGTAGAAAAAATTAATAACAGAATTTCACCTCTTATTGATGCTAATATTATTGATTCATTTGAAAAGGATAAACTCAATCTAGTTGCAACTACTGATAAGAGAAAGGCATATGCTAATCCTGACTGGGTTATTATTGCTACTCCTACAGATTACTGTACAGAAACTAATTATTTTAATACTAAAACTGTCGAGGATTGCATTGCTGAGGCAATGTGGAACCACGTGGATTGGGACAAATCAGAAACTAATATCGTGATTAAATCAACTATTCCAATCGGCTTTGTAGATTCACTTAATAATGACAGAGTGTTTTTCTCTCCAGAATTTTTAAGAGAAGGTAGTGCACTTAGGGATTGCTTACGACCTGAAAGAATTGTAGTAGGTAATCAAGACCAGGCAGGAGTTGATTGGGTAGAATTAATGTATGATTCCATCATTCAAAACTTTCCAATGCCACCAGTTACCTATTGTGGCAATAGAGAAGCAGAATCAGTTAAATTATTTGCTAACGGCTACCTTGCTATGCGTGTGGCATTTTTTAATGAACTAGATACCTTTGCTGAATTTCATAAACTAGATACAAAACAAATTATTGAAGGTGTTGTTGGTGATTCAAGGATTGGTAAACACTATTGTAATCCTAGTTTTGGTTATGGTGGCTATTGTTTCCCTAAAGATACTAAACAGCTACTAGCTAATTATAAAGAAAACAGAATACCTAATAGACTTATTAGTTCTGTGGTGTATTCAAATGATATAAGAATGGATCATATTGCAAATCAAATACTACATAATAATCCTAAAATTGTAGGTATTCATAGATTGATTATGAAAAGTGGATCAGATAACTTTAGAAGTTCAGCAATTCAAGGTATTATCGAGCGTCTAACTCCACATTGTAAAGTAATTATTCACGAGCCGGAATTTGGTTTTGACGGCGAATTTATGAACTGTGTGGTTGAAAGTGATCTAAATAAGTTTAAGAAGTTAAGTGATGTGATTGTAACTAATAGAATGGAGAAATGCTTAAATGATGTTAAAGATAAAGTGTATACAAGAGATGTATTTGGAGATAATTAATGAGTAATATTTTAGTAACAGGAGGAGAGGGCTTAGTTGGTTCTCATTTAGTTCATACTTTGGCTGATCTTGGCCATAAAGTAACTTCGGTTGATAATCACTTTAATAGTAGTGATAATCCAAGACATCCTGCAGTTGATTATTGGATTCAAGATTGTAAATTCATTAGACAATCTAATATGGCAGAGAAAGAATTTGATTATATTTTCCATTTAGGAGAATATGCTAGAGTAGAGCAATCATTTGAAGATCTCGATATAGTTATGGATTATAATTTAACAACATTTCCACTAATGCTCAAATTTGCAAAAGAAAAGAATGCTAAATTTATTTACTCTGGCTCATCTACTAAATTTGCAGTAGGTGAAGTTGGTAGTGCACAGAGTCCTTATGCTTTTACTAAAGCTCAAAATACCGAACTACTTAAAAACTTTGCTGAATGGTATGGCCTTGAGTATAGTATTGTGTATTTTTATAATGTTTATGGTAAGGGTGAGAAAGGTACTGGTAAATATGCTACAGTGGTTCAGAAATTCATAGATAAAGCTATGTTTTCAGACGATCCACTTCCAGTCACTTCGCCTGGAACTCAATTAAGAAATTTCACTCACGTTGATGATATTGTCTCTGGCTTAATGCTTGCAGGCTTTAGAGGTAACGGAGATGGTTATGGAATTGGTAATGATTATAAATATTCCATTCTGGACCTAGTTGATATGCTAGGTTGTGAACCAGAAATGAAACCTGAAAAGCCTGGTAACAGAATGGATGGTGAATTAAAAACAGACAAATTAAAAGCTCTCGGCTGGTCTGCTGAGAAAGATTTAAGAGATTATATTAGGAGTCAGATATGAAATATTTAATCTTAACACTACAAGCAATTTTATTCTTTTGGTTTGTATTAGTAGCAACAGTAGCAGCTGATACAGGAGACGAAGAATTTTATTCATTCCACGGACACTATATCCCCTTACCAGCAGATCAAGATAAAGTCTGCCTGGCCAAAAACATTTATTTTGAAGCAGCAAATCAATCCTTTGCAGGAAAACTTGCAGTATCTCATGTAGTTATAAATAGAGTTATGGATACACAATTTCCAGATACTATCTGTGATGTAGTGTATCAAGGCTACACGAAAATTAATTGGAAGGGCAATGAAGTTCCTATCAGGAATAAATGTCAATTTAGTTGGTACTGTGATGGGTTATCAGATGAACCTGTGGACTCAAAAACATGGGCTAAATCACTTATTATTGCCGAAATGGTTTTAACAAGTACTTATCCTGACATTACGGAAGGTGCTTTATGGTATCATGCCGATTATATACTGCCTTATTGGGCAGATGAACTTGAATATGTTACAACTATAGACGAACATATTTTTTACAAATAGGAACTTTTATGAAGATGATTGGAACGAATGTCTTAATTGCAGAGACATCAAAAGAAGAAACAACTGCTGGTGGTATTATTTTAACAGGAGAAACAAGTAAGGCTGCTAAGCCTGGTTTAGTTTTAGCAACTGGCCCAGAAGCTAAGCATATACAGAAAGGCGATAGAGTATTTTTGGATTGGTCCAAGTCTATGCCAGTTGATGTAGATGGCAACCCTGCTGTTATTGTTGATATGCTATTTATTAAAGCAGTATTATAGGAGAAAAAAATGTATACTTATAAAGTAGAGGTTACCAGAGTTGTAGACGGAGACACTATTGATGTTGACGTTGATTTAGGCTTTGGTATGATTTATAAAAAACAAAGAGTGAGAATGATGGGTATTGACACACCTGAATCACGAACTAGAGACCTAGAAGAAAAGTTTTATGGTAAGGCGAGTAAAGCTCACTTAGTAGAAAAACTAGAAGGTCAAGATGTTAAACTGGTATCACATGATAAAGGTAAGTTTGGGAGAATCCTAGGTGAACTTTTTATTGGAGATAATGCAGTAAGTGTTAATCAGCAAATGATTGACGAGTTCCATGCAGTCCCATACTATGGAGACTCTAAGGATTTAACAGAAGAACATCACATGAATAACCGTAAAAAACTTGCAGAAACCGGTTTACAATACAGTTAGATTGTGTTATAATATATTATATTTGAAAATTGGAGTTTATTATGAATGAATTGATTAAAAGTAAAAGCGAATGGTACCCTATTTCTTGGATACCAAGTACCAACAGTTCCACTTGGAAGGAATTTGTAAAGCAACATGGCGTCGGTGGTAAAATCCCAGGATGCTATCAGACTGCTTTAACAAAAGATATTGAAGATATTGGGGACAATATTGTCCACGAAGCTATTGGATATAATGGTAAAGCAAAGGATGTTATAGGTAGAACTGGTGGTATTCGTGCACCTAAGGGCAGACATGGAGTCAGACGCTATATTGACAGTAATGATTTATGTAGAGAAAAAGATGTTGTTATTAGGTATTTAATTACCGAGAATGAGGACACATCTACCGAATTAGAAAACTCATTGCATAAAGAATTTGAAAATCAATTTGGTTTTAGGTTTGCATGGAAAACTGCTTCAGGTGGAATTGATGGTAAATATGATAACATCTTAGCCGAAGCAGAATATTTAACCTCAAAACAAGGGCTCGATATTATCAAAGACCTGAAAGAACTCTTTCTTGCCAAGTCGCTTGAAGAATATCAGGAGAAGCTAGATAATGTCTAATAGAGTGGGTATTACCTGTAGCACATTTGATTTACTTCATTCTGGTCATGTTGCTATGTTAAGAGAAGCAAAGACTCAGTGTGATTATCTTATTTGTGCTTTACAAAATGATCCATCAGTTGATAGACCTGAAAAGAACCAACCCGTACAAAACATTGTTGAAAGACAGGCACAACTAGCTGCTATTAGCTATGTTGATGAAATTTTAGTATATAATACAGAGAAGGAACTTCTTGATATTCTTGGAATGTATCAAATAGATGTTAAGATTATGGGACAAGAATATCGTGATCTAGAATTTACAGGCAAAGATTTATGCCGACAAAGAGACATTGAGTTCTATTTCAATAAAAGAGACCATAGGTTTTCTACAAGTGATCTAAGAAAACGAGTAGTTATTTCTGAAAATGAAAGAAAATAATGGTTTACATTTCACACGGAATGTGATATAATATACTAATAATTAGGAGAAAGTATGCCAAGTATAGATTTAAGGCCAAGGCCAAATAGAAATAAAAAGGACAAGAGACCGCCTAGGGAAATGCCTTTTGATATAGCTCTAAGAAAATTTAGGAAAGCTGTAGAAAGAGCTGGAACTCTACAGAAAGTAAGGGAGAAGGAATTTTATGAAAAGCCTACTGCCAAAAGAAAACGTAAAAAAGCAGAGGCCATTTCCAGATGGAGAAAGCAAGAAAGACAAATGCAAATGAATGGTGGTGGTAAATCACCGAGGAGAAGAAAATAATGTCAGTAATGGATAAATTAAAGAAGAATAGTAAAATTAAAGGAACAGATGTTCTAGAAGATTCTATTTACTTCACAGAAAAAGATATGTGTAAGACAGATGTTCCTATGATTAATATTGCCTTATCAGGTGATGTTAATGGTGGTTTAACTGCTGGACTTACAGTTTTGGCTGGGCCTAGTAAACACTTTAAAACAAGTTTTGCTTTACTTATGGCTGGTGCCTATATGAAAGAACATAAAGACGCTGTTATGCTTTTCTATGATTCTGAGTTTGGTTCACCCCAATCATATTTTGAATCATTTGGCATTGATACATCTAGAGTATTACACACTCCTATTACTGATGTAGAACAACTAAAATTTGATCTAGTTGGTCAGTTGGATAACATCGAACGCAAAGATAAAGTTATTGTAGTCATTGACTCTATTGGTAACCTTGCATCTAAGAAAGAACTAGAAGATGCTTTAAATGAGAAATCAGTTGCCGATATGAGTAGAGCTAAAGCATTAAAGGGACTATTCCGAATGGTCACTCCTTATTTAACTATGAAGAATATCCCTTTACTTGCTGTTAACCATACGTACCAAGAAATGGGTCTATTTCCTAAAGCAATCGTATCAGGTGGCACAGGCATTTATTATTCTGCCGATAATATCTGGATTCTAGGCCGTAGACAGAATAAGAAAGGCACAGAAGTTAAAGGATATGACTTTGTTATTAATGTAGAAAAATCTAGGTTTGTAAAAGAAAAATCTAAGATTCCAGTAACAGTCAGCTGGGAAGGTGGTATTGAGAAATACTCAGGCCTTCTTGAAGTTGCTCTTGCAGGTGGTTATGTTACCAAACCTTCAATGGGTTGGTATTCAAAAGTTGACCAAACTACAGGTGAGCAGATGGAAGGTAAGGTAAGAGAAAAGGAAACACTTACTGCTGAATTTTGGGAACCAATCTTTGCAGATACTAACTTTGCAGAATTCCTAAAAGCTCACTATTCTATCGGCCATAAACCAATGTTAGAAATTGATTTAGAAAGCACTTTACAAGAGGGATAAAATGGGTTATAATATAACGGACAAAGACTTTAAACTTGTAGAAAACGACGGCGATAGTGACTTTGCAGAATTTTATGGTGTTAAACTTACAAGTGGTAAATACAGAAACATCATTGTTATTTATGGCAAGGTATCTGTACAAGAACTAGACACGGATGAAGCTAAATTATCGTTTACATATGCTATTCAGGATCCAGCAGATTTTGACTTAGAGTTTTTACAAAGTGATGAAGATTTTAATAATTATTTAGGCGCAGTTTTGGAATATTTTATTCAAGACAGCTTAGAAAATAAAGAGGCAACAATTGGAAATATCAAATCAACTACCGACGCACATACTGAATCATCTCCTCAATAACGAGGAGTATTGCCGTAGGGTAATACCTTACATCAAAAAAGAGTATTTCGAAGGTTCACATAAAACTGTATTTGATATGATAGTACAGTTTGTTCAACAGACTAACAAGTTGCCCACATCTAAAATATTGCAACTTGAACTAAGAAAGCTGAGTGCGCCAGAGGAACTTCTGAATAGTGCAAATCAGCTGATTGGTGAAATATCTGTAAAGTCAGACGTTGATACTGAATATCTTGTTAAGGAATCTGAGAAGTGGTGTCGTGATAGAGCAGTATATAATGCTATCATGGATTCTATTCAAATCATTGATGGCCAAGACAGCTCAAAAACAGATGGTGCTATCCCAGAAATTCTATCAGATGCTCTGGGTGTATCATTTGACCAAGCTATCGGACATGATTATATTGATAATTCCGAAGAGCGTTTTGAATTTTATAACACTAAAGAACACAGAACACCATTTGATTTAGATTACTTTAATAAAATTACAAAGGGTGGTTTGCCTAATAAAACACTAAACATTGCTCTTGCAGGAACTGGTGTAGGTAAATCATTATTTATGTGTCATTGTGCTGCTTCTATTCTGCAACAAGGTAAAAATGTTTTATATATTACTATGGAAATGGCAGAAGAAAGAATTGCTGAACGTATTGATGCTAACTTAATGGACTTGCCTATCGAGCAACTTGAAAGATTACCAGAGAATGTTTTCAATGACAAGATTGCTAATATTGCAAAAGCGTCTATCGGTAAACTTATTATTAAGGAATATCCTACTGGTGCAGCGCATACAGGACACTTTAGAGCTCTTCTAAATGAGCTGAAAATGAAGAAAAACTTTAAACCTGACATAATTTACATAGATTACCTTAATATTTGTGCCTCTTCGCGTATGAAAGGTATGGGTGGAAGTATAAATAGTTACACCTACATTAAAGCCATTGCTGAAGAACTTCGTGGCCTTGCTGTAGAGTTTAATGTACCGATTGTGTCGGCAACACAGACCACTAGGTCTGGTTTCAGTAATACTGATGTCGGCCTTGAGGATACGTCGGAATCATTTGGTTTGCCTGCCACGGCTGATTTAATGTTTGCTCTTATTTCAACAGAGGAACTAGAAGAATTAGGCCAGATAATGGTAAAACAATTGAAAAATAGGTATAATGATCCTACCAAATATAAGAGATTTGTAGTTGGTATTGATCGTTCCCGCATGAAATTATATGATGTAGAAGAATCGGCGCAACAGGATTTGGTATCAGATTCTGTTCCCGATAAACCAATAGCAACGTGGGGAGACCGAGAAAACAAAGACACGTTTGCTGAATTCAAAATATAGGAGAAAAATATGGATATGTTATTAAAAGCAAAAGACTGGGTATCAGAAAGAGTGTTTGAAAGAACATCACTAGATGGTATCAGTTTAATTGTAGTTTGTGGTTCAGTCATTTTATTTGGCGGCATTGCAAAACTACTTGCCTGGGCCGGATTACTCTGGGGCATTTATACACTAGTGAAAAAGGGCTAATAATAATCAATGTTTAATGTGAAACTTATATCATATAGTCAACCGCCGGAGGGGTCAGAGTTAAACAATGACCTTCTCCAGTTGGTTGCATACTGTGCTAGAGTATCAAACCCTAGCAACCAAAACAACGAAGCCACATCAGAAAAGCTCGTAAAATATCTAATCAAACACAAACATTGGAGTCCATTAGAAATGGTATCTCTATGCCTTGAAATTGATACTACAAGAGATATTGCACGACAAATTCTAAGGCATCGTTCATTTACTTTTCAAGAGTTTTCTCAAAGATATGCTGATCCAACTGAGGATTTGTCATTCGTAACTAGAGAAGCTCGATTACAAGATACTAAGAATAGGCAAAATTCTGTTGATATTCCCCATGAAGATTCTATTCATTATATTTGGGAGTCATATCAAGAAGTTATTATTGAAAGATGTAGGCATGCATATCAATGGGCTTTAGATGCTGGTATAGCAAAGGAACAGGCCAGGGCAGTCTTACCCGAGGGTTTAACTAAGTCTCGTATGTATGTTAATGGTACACTCAGATCATGGATTCATTATATGGATCTAAGAAGCGGTAACGGTACACAGAAAGAGCATGCCGAAATCGCCAAAGCTTGTGCAGAAGTGATCTATAAGTTGTTTCCTGTTGATGATGTTATATAAAAGCGTACCTTTATAACAAAATAATATAAAAAAGTGCAATTATTTTCACTAAGCGTGTTTACTTTTGCTCTATATGTGTTATAATATACCTATATTAAATGATAAGGAACCACATTATGAAAGACTTAATTACAGAAATCCAAGATTTACTTATGATTATGCAAAATCAACTTCACAGTAAATTTGAACATACCATTGAAACTACTAAATACCACATGGAAGAAGGTAGAAATTATATCAAGTTGGTAAGATCTGATGAAGGTCGTGAATCAGTTTGTGGTTTCATTGTCAAAAATCCCCCAAAATACATTGATAACAAAACAAATAAACCATTTGAAATTGGTGATATGTTGATGGCAGCTGGATGGAACAAACCTGCCACTAACTTTGCAAGGGGTAACATCTTTGACTATAATGAATCATCAATCAGATGGACAGGAATTTAAGGAGAATATTATGAATAAATTAAAAGGTCTTTTATACGGAACAATTGCTGGTATTGCATTTGGTTTAACACTAAATTATATTGGTAATATTCCTGAAGTTCAAACAAGCTATTCTACTGGAGACTGCGTCAAGGTAGTCAACTATAAGGAAGGCGATATTTACTCTTGTGAGAATATGCCTACAAAATACAATCACGTCTGGGTTCAGTAGTGGTTGTGCGTCACCTGCAGACGGAATTAAAAGTGCGTGGGGGTTATGACCGAATATACACAGGGGAAATGAAAAAGTCCCCTACTAATTTTAAAGGAGTAAATTATGAATTATTATGAACTATTAGCCAAACAATCAATTGTTGATGGCAAACAAACATTAAATGAGGATCAAGTTAGGTCTATGGTAGGGGCACCGAGTGTCTCTGAGGCCGATACATGTGCTTGTGGTGATAATGTAAACACATGTCCTGATTCTTATGAACATATGACCCACGGAGTATAAATGAAGCCTTGGAAAATTATTCAGAAACTAGAAGCAACTAGTTCTCGGCTTGAGAAAGAAGAAATAGTAAAGTCAAATTGGCATAATGTTGAATTTAAAACTGGCTTGAAACTTGCACTTGATCCTATGACTACTTTTGGTATTAAACAAATTCCAGAAAAGGTTGGTGGTGAGCCTTGGCCAGAGGTTCATTATCAAGTCGATGGCTGGGATGTACAACAAACTGGTGATACACTATTAACCATTCATGATTTTGTGGCATGTTGTGATCACTTCTCAAAAAGAGAATTAACTGGTAATAATGCTAAAGATGCTGTCGCCGGCATGATTGCTAGATGTGAATCATTAGATGAATGGAATTATTGGTACCGTAGAATCTTACTTAAAGATTTAAAATGTGGTATATCAGAAAAGACAGTTAATAAAGTTTATGGTAAGGGATTTATTCCCATTTTCGGCTGTATGTTGGCCAAAGACATTGCTGGTAAAGAAGATAAAATTCAAGGTGTTAATATTGTCGAGTATAAATTTGACGGAGTCAGATGTCTGGCAATGATAGAAAACAACGAATGTACTTTATATACTCGCTCTGGTCGTGTAATAGAGAATGTTCCGCATATTAATAAGGCATTGAGTAAAGAGTATTATAATGGATATGTTCTCGATGGCGAGTTAATGGGCAAAGATTTCCAACTTCTTATGAAAAAAATAAATGCAAAACATGGTTGGAAAGAAGAATCAATGGAGGAATATTTTGCTTGTTTTGATATTTTAACCATTGAAGAATTTAAAGCAGGTGGTAGTGATATACCACAAGCACAAAGAAAGAAAAAACTAGATAAATTATTCCGTGGAGATGCAGATTTATTTTGGAATTTTGCTGTTCAAAGTGTTAATTATGATGTATTGGATATGGACGATGAACTGGACTCTAGCCAATTTGCTGAGAAAATAGCCAAAGCAGCCCTTGAAGGGTTCGAAGGTGTTATGGTTAAACCAGCTGATGGTGTATACAAAACAAAGAGATCAGACGCATGGTTGAAATTGAAGCCCTTTATTGAAGTAACATTGGAGTTAAAAGATGTTGAAGAAGGAACAGGAAGAAACGCTGGAAAGCTTGGTGCACTCATTTGTGAAGGTACAGACAATGGTAAACACATTAAAGTTAATGTTGGTTCTGGCCTCAGTGACGATGATCGCGATGCTATTTGGTCACTTCCTGAAAAATATTTAGGCTTGATGGTAGAGGTAAAAGCTGATACAATTAGTCAAGCAGAAGATGCTGATTACTACAGTCTTAGGTTTCCTAGGTTTAAGGGATTCAGAGGATTTAAACCAGGGGAGAAAATATAATGTTAGGATACTATAAGCCAATTGATGTTTTATGCGAAGACAACGGAAAAGTTGTTAAAGGTGAGGTTGTTAATATGGTTACAGGTAAATATATGAATGTGGATCTAGGTGGTATGAAACTTAGTATGCAGTGGAATTCTAAGTTGCAAGAATTTAGAACTAGAAAATCAGGACTAGATTTCATTGCTGGTGTTCCGGAGACTTACTGATGTTTGCTTATAAAGTAATTGCTAAAGTAAAATACACAGAAGAAATAGTGGCTGAATATGTTTTTGATAAGATGCAAGATGCAATCAAATTTCATTCAGACATGAC